TCCAAAAACTAATTGATATTAGTTATGACTTTAAATTATATAGAAAATTCGAGGAAGGAGTATCGCTTCGTTCATTCTGTACTAACAACAATGCCGCTTACGTCGCCGTTGAAGAAACGTATGGAGACCACAGTTATAATGGACATGCTAAAAAAGATGAATCATTCAGGAATGATATGACCAATTTTGGTATCTTGATGGAAGTTCAAGGTATTGAAGAACCATTTAAATGGTCTAGAGATTTAGTATCTAAAGTAAATAAAGAAGGTACAGGTTTATATTATAGTCCTTCAAGACGTCCTTCAACAACTTCTGAAGGTGAAACTGTAAGTGCTGTATCTATTAATGGTCCCCAAATGGATGAAGTAAGAGAAGCATTTCAAGGTTACTATAAATACATTGATGATTTTATTGATGATATGAAAAAAGTTTTCCCAACACTTCAAAATGACTGGGGTGTATATGTTCCTGAAGTTAAGTATCTATCACCTGAACCATTAGTTGATTACGATACATTAGCATTAATTGATTATAATAATGTACACTTTGTAGGTGATGCATTAAGTGCAAGAGGTATTACAGTAAGTGGTGCACAAGGAACATATGTAGCTGAGTGGATATTACAATGTATGGAAGATAAAAAAGAATACAAAGAAATAGGAGATATTATAAATTGGTAAAAATAAAATCATGAGTGAAAAATTATACGAAGAAAAAGTTATTAAATCCCAAGGTGCAAGGCATTACTTAATTAAAATGCATGGTGAAGAACATTTTAAACACCACAGATATGATGGTCCTGCTATCGTTCCTTTAAATAAAGATTCTAAATTTAAAAAATCATATTATTTAGGTGGTATTGAGTATGGAGCTGAAGAGTATTCTGAATTAATGAGTGAACGTGAAGGTTTACCATGGTATAAACAATCAGCACCTAAAGGACAAACCTATAGAAACTAATATGAGAGAACATACGTTACAAGCAATGCCTTATCAAGGTGAACGTCATGAGAAAGCGTGGGGTTATGAATTATGGATTATTAATAATGAACTTTATTGTGGTAAATTGTTAGTATTTAATAAGGATAAATCTTTCTCAATGCATTACCATTTATTGAAAGATGAAGCTTGGTATATTTCTAAGGGTAAATTTCAATATACTTATATTGATACTGAAACTGCTGAGTATCATCAAATAATAGTTAAAGAGGGAGATTGTATACACCTACTACCAGGCCAACCCCATCAAATGTTGGCTGTTGAAGAAGGAAGTTGTATATTCGAAGTATCAACTCAACATTTTGATAGTGATAGTTATAGAATAGGAAAAGGTTCATCACAATTAGAACCTAAAAAATTACCATTTTAATTATGATTAAAAAAAAATATAAAAAAGAAAACAGTGAATTAATTAAATCCCTAAAAAGTATGGGGAGGGGTATTGCTGTATTAGAGATAAAACTAATTAGTACATCTAAAGTAAAAGATAATTTGATATATGAATGTACATATTCAGATAAAGGTAATATTAAAAACATTCCAATTATTGCTTATGATGTAACCCAAGCATTAGCTAAATTAGATCAATACACCCACTCAGGAATTCCTGAGTCAGTTTTACATTATATGCTTGGAAATGAAAGATTTAATAAATAAATTATAAGTTATGAAAATAGGATTATGTGGTACTATGAGTGTAGGAAAAACAACACTTGTTGATGCTTTGAAAGATGTTTCTGAATTTAAATATTTTGTTACTAGAACAGAACGTTCTAAAGAACTAATGTCTATGGGCATTCCATTAAATACAGATAGTACAGTAAAAGGCCAAGCAGTATTCTTAGCTGAAAGAGCTAGTGAGTTAATGGTAGAAAAGATCATTACAGATAGAACAATTATTGATGTGATGGCTTTTGCTAAATGTTCAGAGTCAATGTATCATTTTGAAGCTGATGATTTTTGTGATTTTGCCTCCCATATGTTAAGTGAATATGATTATATATTTTATGTGTCCCCTGAAGGTGTAGAAATTGAAGATAATGGGGTTAGAGAAACCGATGCTGATTATAGGAAAATGATTGATGAATCAATTCAACTTTTACTTATTAAATATAGACATAAAATTAAAAACTTAGTTGAGATTAAAGGATCAACAGAAGAACGTATAAAATTAATTAAACAAGCAATTTTTTCGTGATATTTATAACAAAAATATTATTATGATGAAAACATCCGAACTAAAAGAACTTCTACGTAATGAAATAATTTCAGTACTATCTGAAGAATCTGCAGATGAGATTAAAGACAAAGCAGATGCTCAAGCTGAACTAAATAAAGAGTTAGAAAAAACTCAAGATCTTATGACAGAAGAAGATGAGGATGAACCGTCATCTAAGGATATGAAATCTGCTAAAAAAGACTCAATTACTAAAATTGCTTCTAAACTTCAACAAACTTCTAAAGAAATGAAGTCTGTAGTTAAAAAATGGAAAGATGCAGATGGTAGTGAAAAGGATAAATTAACTGCAAGGTTAAAGGAACTTACTAAAATTAAGAAAGAACTTGAAGGGCTTCTTTAAAAATATACAAAGTTTATTAATAGTAGTATTAGTTATTATTATATTAATAATGCGTTCTTGTGATGGTGGGAGTACCCCAATTGTAAAGGAACCAACGACTATAACTAAAGTAGTAGTTCGTTATGATACTATAAAAGATGTTGTAGTAAAATATGTGCCTAAATGGAAGGAAAAAATTGTAACCATTACAGACACAATACCATCAGAAATAGATACTCTAGCAATATTAAAAGATTACTATGCTAAGTATGTTTATACTGATACCCTTAAATTAGATACCATAGGTTATGCGGTGATAAATGATACTATAACGCGTAATACAATTTTTTCACGGGATGTTACCACACAATTAATAATCCCAACTGTAACGCAGATAAACACTAAATATATATACAAACGTGAGTTTTTTGGGGGTGTATCTTTAGGAGGATTATTAAAATCAGTACCTAATGAAAGCCCAATTCAATATATAAGTGGAGAATTGATGTATATAAACCGAAAAAGAAATGTATATGGTTTAGGATTAGGAATAGATAATAATTTTAACCCTATAATTTCAGGTCGCATGTATTGGAAATTTGGAAAATAATGGCTGAAGATTTCAAAAAAATAATTAGACAAGAATATTTAAAATGTGCTCAAGACCCTGTACATTTTATGAAAAAATACTGTTATATACAACACCCACAAAGGGGAAGAATACAGTTTAATTTATACCCATTTCAAGAAAAAACCTTACATTTATTTAGGGATAATGATTATTCTATCATATTAAAATCTCGTCAATTAGGTATATCAACACTATCAGCAGGGTATTCTCTATGGTTAATGTTATTCCATAAAGATAAAAATGTACTGTGTATAGCAACCAAGCAGGAAACTGCTCGTAATATGGTTACAAAGGTTAAATTCATGTATGATAACCTTCCTTCATGGTTATCTATTAAGTCTTTAGAAAACAATAAACTTTCCCTTAGACTAAGTAATGGGTCGATTATTAAAGCAACTTCCGCAAGTAGTGATGCTGGTAGATCAGAAGCCGTTTCATTACTATTAATTGATGAGGCTGCTTTTATTGACCAAATCGGAGAAATTTGGGCATCAGCACAACAAACTTTAGCAACTGGGGGTGGTGCTATTGTATTATCAACCCCTTATGGTACTGGTAATTGGTTTCATAAAACATGGGTTAATGCTGAAGCACAGGAAAATCAATTCATACCAATTAAACTTCCATGGTGGGTTCACCCTGAAAGAGATCAAACCTGGAGAGATTCACAAGATGCTTTATTAGGTGATCCTAGATTAGCAGCTCAAGAATGTGATTGTGATTTTAGCACATCAGGAGATACAGTGTTCCATTCAGAATGGATTTCATTTATTAATGAAACTACTATAAAAGACCCATTAGAAAGAAGAGGTGTAGACCAAAATTTATGGATATGGGAACCAGCTGATTATTCTAGGGAATACACTATAGTAGCTGATGTAGCGAGAGGTGATGGTAAAGATTTCTCAGCATGTCATGTAATGGACATTGCTACAAACACTCAAGTAGCAGAATATAAAGGGCAAATGCCCCCAAAAGAATTTGGTTATTTCCTTACAGGGTTAGCTACTGAATATAATAATGCTATGTTAGTAGTAGAAAATGCTAATATAGGTTGGGCTACTTTAGATGCAATACAGGAAAGAGGGTATAGAAATTTATACCAATCTCCAAAATCAGACCAAATGACAGCTGAATCTTACCTTAGAGTATATGAAGGTAATTCTGAAATGGTGCCTGGTTTTACTATGTCAATGAGAACAAGACCTTTATGTATTAATAAATTTAGAGAATTTGTAGGTGATAGATCTGTAACAATTCGATCTAAAAGGTTAATAGAAGAGATGAAAGTATTTATATGGCGCAATGGAAGACCAGAAGCTCAAAGTGGCTACAATGATGATTTGGTTATGTCATTTGGAATTGGTATGTTCCTGAGAGACACGTCGTTGAAGTTTCAACAACAAAGTTTAGATATGGCCAGAGCAGCTTTAGGAGGTATAAAATCAACAAAATCTAGCTACAGTGGTGGATATTCTAGCAATAGTGTGGGAAATCCATACAATGTTGAAATTAATGGACAATCCCACGACATTAAGTGGTTATTATAATATTTATAAATAAATAAAAATGGCAGAAAAAGGCTTATTTCCCAGATTAAGAAGATTATTTTCTACAGATGTTATTATTCGTAACACTGGAGGTAATCAACTCAATGTTTTTGATATAAACAAAATCCAACAATCCGGAGAAATTGAAACAAACTCACTAGTTGATAGATTTAATAGAATATATTCAAACTCATCTACATCTTTATTAGGCGCTCAACAAAATGTAAATTATACATACTTACGCCCTCAATTATATTCAGAATATGATGCTATGGATACTGATGCTATTATAGCATCTGCATTAGATATTATTGCTGATGAATCAACTTTAAAAAATGATATGGGGGAAGTATTACAAATAAAATCCCCAGATGAAGATATTCAAAAGATCCTATATAATTTATTTTATGATGTTTTAAATATTGAATTTAACCTTTGGCCGTGGGTTAGAAATTTATGTAAATATGGTGACTTCTTCTTAAAATTAGAAATTGCTGAGAAGTTTGGAGTATATAATGTAATTCCTTATACTGCTTTTCATATTGAAAGATTAGAAGGTTTTGATGATAAAAACCCAAGTGAAATTAAATTCCGATTTGACCCAGATGGTATAGCAGCTGCTGATTCGGGGTATTATAGTATTCCTAATCAAGGCAATATACCCAATG